AACACTGTCACTTCGGCTAATACTTGGTGAAATACTAGAGCTAACTGAAACTGAAGGACTCAGAGATTCACTTACACTAGGACTCAGAGAAACACTTAGACTTTCGCTTGCTGAAGGTGATAATGAAACACTTAATGATTCACTTAAACTTTCAGATGTACTAGGGCTGACACTTGCTGATTCACTTACACTTTCAGAAGCACTAGGGCTTGAAGAAGGTGAAGCAGATAAACTTGGTGAAGATGAACCTGCATCGGTTTCCTTCATCCAGTGAGCTTTGGTAGTTGTACCCATATTTACCCAAACAATACTTCCTGAACTTGCCAGTAAGTAGTATTTAGCTCCGACTGCAAAGCCGGTGTAATCTTCAGGTACAGTTTCACCTTCTGCTTCCAGGATAGTATCGCTACTAGTTGCCGGAACAGCATTTAATGAAGTTCTATATCTTAAAATTCTATTTTCCAAATAAGGGTCTAAAGCGGTTAAAAAGTCAGTATCTCCGTCTGAGCGAACACCACTGTCAATAGCTTCTATACGAATTATCTCTTTTTGAGTTAATGCGGGTAGATCAGATTTGACTTCGAATGTTTTTGATGCCATTTTGCTCTTTCTAATAACTAAGCCTAGTATCTAGTGTTTTACCCCTAGAACACTAGGCTCTTGTTATTTAGTTACTTACTAATTATGCAAAAGTTGCAAATAACTCGACAGCCATGTGCCTACGAGAGTCTGCTACCTTAGCACCGTATACAAAGAGGTCTTTGTATGCAGATCCGAAGTTACCAATTAGGTCTTCTTCGATATCAGCTTCTAACAGCTTCTCGGCAAATGTACACCAGTTGGTGTGACCTGCTAAGATTCTGTACCCATCGGAGTTGTTTCCGCTGAGTCTATTAGATCTGAAGATCTTCATACCGAGCAACTCTGTAACCAATCCCTTTTTGACAAGTTCTGAATAAACCTCAGGTACATGAATGGCTACGCCACTTGCACGAACTAAAGTGTTTTCAAACTCAGGTGGAACGATCATCCATCTGCCCATGTCGGGAACTGCATTGTTGTCGTATTTCTCTGCTTCATCCATTTTCTGTTTAACATCTGCAACTTTCTCTAAGAGGTTAGTTGTAGTGATAGAAACGGCTGTGCTAGCTTCGATTACATAGGAAGCCCCTACTGTTATTGCTCCACCTGTGTAGGCTGAGTCAATATCATCAAGGTCATCTTCAATTACGATACTTGTAGTATTGGTAAAGGTTTTAACTCTATACCAAGCTGAGTGACCAGTGGCTTTGAAGCCTCTGCCAACCATGCCTGAAGTGAAAGTTGTACCATCACCGGTTACTAAACCAGTGGTTACATCAACTGTAACTGTACCGGTATCATAATCTGTTCCTACACGATTACCTGCTCCAACATCAGCATAAAGACCAAGAACGAATTCGTCCATGTTCTTATTGCGTTCGTCAGCTTTTTGGGCTACGACAGTTGAATGAGGGTCTTTAATGTAAGACTTCCAGTTATCGATAGCATATTCTTTCCAGTAGAAAGACTTCAACTGATCGATTGTTAATGTTGCGTTATTCTCTAAAAGAGAATCCGCTGTTAAATTTGCTCCCGTATATGCCTTCTCAGAAATACGATCAAGATTTAAGATATTCAAAACAGAACCAACTTGGTTGATTTCGCCCTGGTAATCTCTATTGACGATAACATCAGTCAATGATCGATCATACATTTCTTTGAGAAGTCTATTCGAGAAACCCTGTGCGAGGGTTGTTGCTCTTGCTGATCCCATAGATCCTTTCAAGTAATTATTACTATTACTTACCGGCTCTATGAGGTTAGGAAGTTACACTTAAATTACACGATTTTATGGGCTTTGTCAATATATACAGTTTTATTCCTCGACTGCGATACGACCGGCTTTTAGTTCAGCAAGATATTGTTTGTAGTTTACTGTTCTAAGTCTTCGAGATTGTGAGAGAGTTAATTTTCCGTCATTTGGCTTAGGTTTGTTTGCTCCGGGAGTACCACTTGGCATCTGAGAACCTTTATTCTTTACGACTTTTTTACCTGACTCATAAAGGAATGAGGAAACTAAAACATCAAAATCTACGCCCCTTCTTGTTGGCATACTAGAGAATAGTTTGAACGCTTCTTCTTTACCTTCTAAGTCTGGGTTATTTACCAGGGTTTCAGCATCAGCCATAAAGCTATCAACTTTACCATTCCAGGCATCCATATCTTTGAAATCTTTAGTAGCTTCTCTGAGAGAACTCAACTGTTTATCATGAGCCATATTCTGTTTAGCCATGTCTTTTTCAAAGTCAGACATAGTATCCCAATCGGAATATTTAGCTGTAAGTTCTTCTTGTGTTGGTTCAACTACTTCACCGGCTTTTTCAATAGCTTCAGCCATTTTCTTATTCTTGTTATAGAGAACCTGAGCCTCTCTTGAGGAATCTTCATATCGTTTCTTAAACTTTGGGTCTTTAGGATCTTCGGGGTCTTCCTTTGGGTCTTCAGGATCTTTTGGGTCTTCTTTAGGATCTTCTTTGGGATCAATAGGATCTTCTTTTGGTTCTTCCTTAGGATCTTTAGGATCTTCCTTAGGATCTTCTGCACCAATTTCTTCCATGATTTTATCTTTAGGAGCTTCACCGGCTTTATCTAACTTCTCTAGTGAAGCATCGATGTTTTGTTGCATTTCCTCTTTAGAAGGTTGTTTATGTTTTGGCATAATTGGACTCTTTCGGAGCGTTAAATTATTTCTTAGTTACTTGTTTTGCTTTTGGTTTTGCTTTTGGTTTTAGTTTTAGAACAGAAGCGTATTTCTCTAACTGCTCACCGTTTAGATAAGAGCTTCTAGCTTTAAGAAAAGCTATATCTCCAGGAGTAAGAGCTTTTATTTCTTTTTTAACAGTTTCTACCAAAATATCTTGAAATCTTCTAATCATATATTCATCCTATTCTTTAATACTACCGCTTGTCAAGCCTTCTTGATATTACCAAGAGCGTTCTCGACCAATCTTCTAGCTTTTTTAGGAGTAAGTAAGAATGATTCTATCAACATATAGTTCTTGAGTCTTGCTTTAAGGAAGATGTGTTTTCTGTTTGAAAATATAAACCAGATCTTTTCCGGCGTATCTACTAACTCTTCTTCGACAGCATATTTCATGTTTTGAATACTATCAAGCATTATTGCGGGAGTAATCATTCCCTGCTTCAAGCCTTCTAACATCTGAGCGTATGTGTCTTTCTCAGTTGGGTTTAAGTCGTCATATTTCAATCCGACTCTTTTGAGTATGTCGTCCATAATTCCTTTCCTATTCGTATACTACTGTTATATTTGATGCTTGTGTAGTTTCCCGATCAGTACATCTATATCATTAGGCATTAAGCTCCTTGTAGTGTTTGCAATCTGTTTACCGCCTCACCCTGCAAAGGATTTGGTGGTGTTTTGGTTGGTTCTGCTTGTGGTTGTCCTTGAGGAGTTACAGGTAATGCTTGATTTTGACCAAGACCGGCTTGTGCGAATTGTTCTTGTTTTCTTCGCTCATAATCCATGACCTGATTGTTCTCTTCTGGAGTAAGATCAGCAAACTCTAATAATTTTCTCTTGTAGATTTCGTCTAGCTTAGGATTATCTGGCATTGTTGTCTTAGCCAAGTTCATCTTCTGTAGTGAATCTGTAGTTTGAGAGTTCTTCTCTTCTTGAGTCCAGATCTTACATCTGTAGCCAGATTTAGTCATCCAATCTTTAGGATAGATTTCTCTACCATAGAGATCGTTAGTGTTTTTACCCTTCTTCCAAATCTTAACCATGTCTAGTTTGTCAGCACCGGCTTCAATTAGCTTATCAAAAATTAAACCTCTACGCTTCCAAGCAGGTGTATAGAATTTACTCATTCCTTTAGTTCTCTCTTTGGCTTCACCTAGAGCAAGTTCTACTTCTCCTAGAGTGACTGACTTAGTCTGAACATTACCCTGTTGGGTAGCTGTAGCACCGGTAGCTTTTTCTACCATTTGAATCATGTACTGCATTGTTTCAATGTTGCCAGCTAGTTGAGGGATATCTACTCTCTGTAGAAGATCTTTAGGATTACCTGGAACTCCATAGAATCCGAATGGTCTAGCTTGATAAGTGTTTGGGTTAAACCCATTCTTAGCATTATAGAAAGTCATTCCGAAGTTACGAAGCGTTCTATTTTCTGCTTCTTGTGACATAAAGACATTGAGAAGTTTATTTGGTTGTCTGACAATATCACCGATACCATCTGACCAGAAATCTTGTCGTTCTACATCATCACCCCAAGTAACATAGTTATAGTGGCTTCTCCAGAAGTTGTCTTTGGTCTTACCAATTACTTCTTCAAGAGGTTTCTTCATTAAGACTTCACGATCATCAGCCTCAACATACATATAAATCTGCTCTTCTTCATCGTCTGCTTCTGCTCTCCATACGAGATGGATAGTTAGCTCGGCGACTGTTTCACCTAGTATTGGAGAATCGACATCATCCAATCCCATGTTCTGCATCTTTTTGTTTTTATCAGTTAGTGATTCTTGGTTACTCGTTGATTTAATCAAACCCATCGTACTTGCATACCATGTCTTTAATCTTGCAACTGCTTCTTTATCGTAGTCATCATTTCTCTCAATAACAGAGAGTGGTGTGAAAATATGTTGATGTATCAGGAATCTTGAGGAGTCTAAATTGGTTGGATCACAATATCTATCGACTAATAGATCCATAGGGTCTTGAATTGTCTGCTTGATTCTTCCATCCATAATCTGCCATTGGTCGAATGATCTTCCAAATAGTAAGACTTGTCGCTTATCAACAATGTCTTGAACAGTCATGTTGTTTTCTTCAACAGTTATGTTCCAAAACTCGTTCTTAAATTGTTCTGCTGTTTTATCATTATCTAAATTCTCGTAGTAAAGCACCGGCATATCATCAATATCTTTAAGAATTGTTCTGACGGTCTGCTTCATCAAGGGGATGTTTACTGTTTGTCTTTGAACTAAGCGATCAGTGATAACCGTATCTCTGTATAAAGTGTAGGTTTCATTCCATTGGTCGTGTCTTCGTTCTCGGTAGTTATATCCTGACTTTTTATTGTTCAGGAGCATTTGCATCTCGTCTGTAATGTGTTTTTCTGTCATATACTTATACTCCTACATAATACTATTTGAAGGCAAGTCTAAGCCAAAGTTCCCGGTATGTAAGGATTCATTCCGCCAACATCAGTGGGTTGAACGAAATCTTCGACTTCTTTTAATTCAAAATACATTCGCATCATAAGCATATCAGAAAAGTCAGGGGATCTACCTAGAGCTTCTTTGACTTCATCTTTTGGTACTAAAGTATGCTTCTGTTCGGTAGTCGTTATTTTTCTCTTTAACTGCATCAACTCTTCGATAATTTCTTCCTTAGTAGCATCATCGATTGGAGCGGTGATAGATATCTCGTGGTTATTGATCTTTTCAGCCAGTATAAATCCGCACTGACTCTTTAAGTTTCTGTAGTTTTGGGTTGGTAGTTTTTCGTCTTCTTCTCGCTCTGTTTTAATTGGTGAGCTATTAGCTACAAATCCCTTGATTCCCCTCAAGTTGTCTACAACACCACCACCCACTCCATCATCATCAGCAATAGCGTGAGAATAGGGGATTGCATCGCCTCTAAGTAGATCTCTAATATCAGTCGTGGTTTGATCTACACCTCGCTTGACCTTCCAAATGATTTTATTAACTTCTAAGCCCTTCCAAGTACCGATAACGGTCTTATCAGACCCATACCTTGCAACATCAGCCGAGAGATACTTTTCGTTTGATTTTTCCAGTACATTAGTAAAGAGATCATTGATAGCATCGTAAGTACAAAGAGCATTATCACTTGCCATATATTCCCAATTCCCAACCTTTAACCTAGCCTTCATGATTGGGTCGCTAATTTTACTTAATTGTTCTTCATATTCATCTCTAGTGTATGAGTTATCCCCATAAAGAGATTGAATGAAAGCATAGTCTGTACCTAGAGTACCTTTTTTCCAGGGTTTATAGAAGATACGATACAGCCAGTTTTGTTCAGGGTTCATTGTTAGAAGAATCTTAGCCGGGAATAATCCATACTCTTTATTTTTCCACCTACCGACACGAGTTTTCAACATATCAAAAGCCTGGAAAGATATCTCACCTGCCTCTTCTATCCATCCGCTAGTGTATTCAGTTGAACCTAGATCTTGGAATTGAGGGTCTGACGGTGTTAGTTTGAGATCAAGTAGATCTATTCTTGAACCGTTCTTGAATTGTATGTAGTGATACTGACCATTTAGTTTCCAGTCGCTTCTAGGGATATCATGAAATTCACATACCTTCATAAAAGTGGCGAAAGAAGATCCCATTAGATTAGTAAGTTTATTTCTGCCGATAAACCATTTAGTTCCGGGGTACATATAGCACATGGTAATTATCCACTCAGCACCTAGCCAAGATTTACCACCACCTGCTCCACCACCGAATCCAACATAATGAGTTACTTTATCGAATAGTTTCTCATAGGCAAGGTGTTGCTTATACTCAGGCTTTATTGTTGGGGTTATCTTCATTTGGTTTGGTGTAGTTGAAACCGACTACAACCTTCTCTCCATCAGTCGTAATGTCAGTGTCGCTTTTCTCTCTCATGCCATGATTACTCATTAGCATTAACTTAGTGATTGTCGAATTTACATCCTTATCAAACAGACCTCTATCAATCAACATTTTTCGCTGTTCATCCTTAATATTATCTAAAGACTTACGAAACTCTTCATTCTCATTAGCCCAAGCATGGAGTGTTTTCTCTGGTACACCAATGATAATAGCTATATCAACTATCTTTGGTAGTGTGTTTGCAGTGGGGGATATCTCAGAGATATATTTCTCTACTGTCCGTATATATTTTGGACTGTATTTTGAAGGTCGTCCGTTTTTAACTTTTGCTTTTTTCTTCTTTGCCATGTTGTTCCTGTCTATTACTAGAGTTAGGTAATAATCCAGTATAGATGATACGAGTGGTTATACGCAAGTCGTTTATTTACTATCTCCTTAAATACTTTGTTTTAGTGTGTTAACTTTTCTACTAGCATCTTTTCTTTCAAAGGGCTTTCCACTCTCATCTAAAAATCCTTTTAGTTTAAGATACTTAATTAAAATATAAACATGACTAAAATGTATTCCTATTATCTTAGATATAACTCTACCAGATGGTGGTTTCCAAAGATGTTCACTAGACAATAACTCTAATACTTGTTTTTCTCTTTTAGTTAGGTCTGTGTTCATATTCATTATCTCCTTATTAAGTGTTGGTTAGTTTTTCTTTAATTCATTTAATTTATGTTGTAACTCAATAATTAAATCTCGGTTATATGCAGTGGTATTAAAGTCAGCTATTGATTGATCTACTGCATTTGATATTTCTATTTTATAGCTATTTGGTTTAACAAACACATATTTTTCTCGTTCTTCTGCCTTAGCCTTTTTAACAATCTTCATAATGGGGTCAAGCCACTTATCCATAATCATCATTTGTTTTGTTGTAATTGACTCAGATTGATACCCCTGTATATAACAATCTTTAAGTAGTTCTTCTAACCGCTTCTCTGTTCTTTTCTTCCAGTCATTGTTCATAAGTTTATTTCCTCATTAAGATACTTTTCTTCAAACTCGTTTAATAAATCCATTATTGCTGGTATTGAATTTCCCAATTCTCCATTTAATGATTTAATCATTGTTTCTTTTCTAAATGCTTGTACAAAGTTTTTAATTTCTTGTTTTTTCATAGTGTTTTAATCCTTTAGTATAGCTATTGCATCATTTATAGCTTGATAATAATAATCTTGATGATCTAAACTGTGTCCTGGTTTTTTCTTTAGCTTGTTAATATTTTTAATCATTTCTTCTATTTGTTTAGCCTTAGCCTTTTTAATTAGCTTAGCGATATATTGGTTTTCTTGTTGGGTAAAGTGTTTCATTAGTCCTTTTCTTTTAGGCAGTTTGTTAAGCAGACCTGCCGACTGCTAATTTTGCCTAGTAGTACCAAGATGATCGATAGCTTGATCTATAAGGGGTGTACCAACTTGAAGAATAGCTCTTAGTTGGGTAATAGTATGATCTATTATATCCATAGCCATTTGAGTAGCTAGGACTCTTATAAGAGTAATTATCATAAGTGTAGGCGTTTGGCATAGACTTATAATGACCACTGACATAAGTTCCATTAGATCGGTAATATCCATTAACATAATATGCTAATGCTTTTGCACTTGAACTGGCAATCAATGCTAGAAAAAGAGCAAATCCTAATATAATTTTTTTCATGTTTTCCTTTCCCTAACTAATAATAGTTAGAAGCAGGGGGCAAGGATTTTAACCTTGCACTCTAGTGATTTTTAGTCACCTGTGTTTAACCTTCCACCACCCCTGCTTTTAGCTATCATATTAAATTGCTGTTACCATATAATTTTCTGCCATTCATTATTATCTATTTTTACATTACAAATAAATGGGAATGTCATTTTAGTCTTAGCGTTATCGAATCTCTCATAAGATTTACAGGTTAAAAAGTAAGTGGTAAATAGAAATACCCAAGCAGAAACGATTGCCGTAGTGATTACTATTAGAATTGCTACTGATTTTTTCATTTATATCCTAAAAATCCTATATTACCTTTGCGACCCTTCCAACCTGTTATTTCAGAAGCTCTTGGATCGCCTTTTTTATATCTTTTATCTGCCCCTGCCTCTAAGTTCTTGAAAGTACCGTTTTCTAAAGCCTGGTCGCCCTTCATTTTCTTATACCAAGCAGGTATGACACCTTTTGATATAGGAAGATCAAATTCTACCTTATATTCTCTAGCTAAAGTCTTATGAGCCTGAACTGTATGACTTCCGATTTGAACATACCATTTTCCACAAATTAGACATTGAATTTTGCCAGGATCATATTCTCCTCGCTTATTTCTAGCCCATTGTTTTTGATAATCTCTATTTTTTCTATTAGTAGCTTTATTTCTACACTTAGTAGAGCAATAAGTTCTAAATCTCTTGGGGAGATCTCCGCCACATTCTTTGCAGTTTGTTCTTATTTCTACCATACCACCATTCTACCGCTTGTATATATAGTTTGTCAATTACTTCTCTACTTTTGCTTCTTTTACTAGGTTAAGAAATTCATCTATATCTAATACAACTAAAATAGGTCGATAATTACCACTAATACAGAGAACCGGCGGTTTATTATTAGCCGGATGACTCCTAGCTTGATCCCACCACTCCCAAATTCTAACTTTTTCTTGGTTTTTACACTCTATTGAATAATATTGATTGTAGATATCTTCTTTGAAGTTCTGACCATTTCCAGATCCGGGAGTACGAACAGCATATCCTATTTTACTTCTCCACAATGTTGCGACTTTTTGCTCTAGTCTTTTTCCTTTTGCTTTTATTGAGGTTGGTTTCATCGAGTTTCTCCTTCCTAACTCTATCTTTTTCTACTTCTTCTCTAAATCTCATGAGTCCATGATCCCATTCTTTAATAGACTTCTTGAAAGCAAAACTAGCCTTCTTCTTCATTTCAGGCGACCAATTTATCCATGCTTTTTTTAATTGACTATAGTTCTTCTCATGAATCTTAGATATTTTTCTTAATAGTTTGGCTGTTTTTTGGTTCATAGTCGCCTTAATTGGACATAGTAGCTCTTGTTAGAAATAATAACCGCTCTTCTGATATAGCCCTTCTTTAAGAGAGCTTTAATAGCGTTTATTGTGTTGTAATTTTTAACTCCCTGGTCTTCCATTTGATCTAAAATTTCTTTATGAGCTATTGGAGTTTTGTTTTCTCTAGCCCATTTGTCTATGACCTTCATTACGCTTTCCTGTAGTTGTGTTATACCGAAAAGATCAACATATTTGGTTTTAGACATACAATCAATATACAACCGATTGAAAGATGTTGTCAAACCTGTTTAGGTTCTCCATTCGATAGTATCTACCTTTGGAAAGTGTTCAGTATCAGGATTGCCGACTATTTCTGACATTGTTAATACGCTGTCGCTATAACCGACCACTCTATTATTGAAGACCTCAACATATTTATGAGTTCCCATTTCGTTATTGAGAAAGTTGTACCCCTTGTGAGTAACCAACCAATATCCTGAGAGTCGTTCCCCGGCTTTTGTTTTACATTTAGCAACTAAGCCATGATATCTGAGCTTCTGAAAGTTGTTATATTCCGAGCTTGATAAACTTAGATCTTTGTCCGGGTGAACTTTATTTATTCCTGTAGATTTGATGTGACTAGCGACTTTATAAAGGGTTCTTATAATTCCCTTACTAAGGCTCTCTTTTCTAGGAGATATTGTTTGACCACATTCACTACAACATGGTTTTTTAGTAGAAAACTGAAATTCAGTCGTCATTACCATTTACCTTATTGTGAAGGATATCTGAGAGAAGGTGTTTCATTCCTTCCATGTCTGCCTTCATAGTGACTACATCTTGTACCTCACCAGTGATAGATTTTTCAATAATACTTCTAAGCCATCCAATTTGCTCTGTAAAAGCGAACTGCTTTAGCTCCATGATTTCCAACTTAGCTTTGAGTTTGATAATCTCAATGTCTTGGTCGTGGATTTCATCGACATTTTCTTGTCCTGAATTTTTAATCTCTTCGTACATTTTTTTGTATGATGGTTTCTTCATAATTAGTTTCCTTGATAATATTTAATACATCTTGCAGGGATATCTTTCATAGCCCAATTTTTATAATAACTACATTTTGTTGGATTTTCCTTTCTTTCTTTTTTTAATGAGGAATATCTAAATGCTAGGAAGATCACCATTAACATAGCTATTGTTGGGAGTATGTAGGGGGCAATCTTCTTCATAATTATTTACCTATATTCATTAGTAAGTCTGAGTCGCCTGAGATTACCGTTGGCAAAACACCGTTCCACTTCTCGTAGAACTTGTTCTGTAGCACTTGGTCAGAGAGAGTTTCTCTTAGAAGTCTTTGAGTTTCAGCTTCGGCTTCTGCTTGAGTGATTTTTCTCTCCTTCTCAAACTTAGCTGACTCAGCTTTGTTCTTCTCAGTTTCAACCCTAACAGCTTCGATTTGTTTATCTTCAATAGCGTTCACATATTCTTCTGAGAAACTAATTTCTCTTATGCCGACACTATCAAGAATAATTCCATTCTCTGCAAAAGTTGGTAAGATTTTATCAAATACTTGTTGCTGAAAATCTTGGACTCTGCCTGTATATAGATCGTCTGCTGTATATTCTCTAGCGATAGTTCTTACCCAAACTCTACTTTCGGTTTTGATAATCTTATCTACTAAGGAATCTTCAGATCCTAAGTTTTGAGTAATATCATCAGCCATAGTTGGATCTACTGAGAACCTTATGGTGTAGAAAATCTTTACTTGCTGACCGTCACTAGTATTAGTATCTACTGGATAATCTTTATAATCTGCCTCTGTATTATCTTGAGATTGTTCTGTTGAAGTTTCGTAAGTTACTTTTTTAGTAGAATATTCAGTTGTTCCATCCATAAATGGAGCTTTCAAGTGAAATCCTGGTTCTAAAATTCTGCCAGTTACTCTGCCAAACCTAGTAACAACTTTAACTTCACCGGCTTTAACAGTGGTAAATGAAGACATTAAAGTAGTAAATATAAATAAATAAACTAATCCTGTTAATAGTGTCTTTCCTATTTTTAATTCATAGTCACCATATTTATCCTTTTTATAAAAAAAAGTATCTTCGGTTTTAGGCTTTTTTGATTGAAGCCTAGCGTTCTGCATTTTTTGTTCATCTTGATATGACATCGACATATTATCTTTCTTTATAGTTATTATTTTTGATATCTACTTTCCATTCGTTCTGCCATTTTAATTTTAATCGTGTACTTCATGGCGTTGATAAGCTCTTTAGTTACCTCTAAATGACCTTCCATCCTGAGCTTATTCTCGTATTCCTGACTTGCTTTAGCTTTTGCTCTAGCTTCAGTTACTTTTTCAACCTCTTGGGTTTTCTTCTCAAAATACCGGTTATATTCCATCTCAGCATCGATCCAAAGTTCGGTGATGCTTCCAAGAAGTGATGCTAACTTATTAAGTAGATTACTTGCTGTTTCGGCATCATTACAGTTGTATGAGGCTTTTCTGATGGTTTCTAATACATCCGGTACTGTGAGTTCTGACATTATTTTTTAGCCTTCTTAGGTTTTCTGTTTTCTTCTTCTTTTTTCATCCTAGCTATTTCTACATCTAAAACCTTATCTAGTTCTGAGATGTGTTTTTCCATCATTTTAAGCTCTTTTCTTGAGTGATTAAGCTCTATAAGAGTTACAATGACAGCTCCAAATAACCACATAGCACTATTGATGGTTGTTATTCTATTGTCTGAGAATAATCCCGCTATAGCCCATGCTTGAGATGTTGCGATAAACACCCAAAATGAATTTTTCATATTATTGTACTTTCTTGAGGATTTCCTCAATTTGTTTAATACCTGCTTCGAGTCCTGCTTTGATCTTAGCAATTTTTTCTTCATCTCTCTCTACTCTAAAAACTTCGATTTTATCTAAACTATCATTAAAGACTACGAAGTCTACCCATTTGCGATCAGCCACCAACATTTGATGTTGCATCTGCCACATATATTTAGTTTCAGGTTTTTTAGTTATTAAAAAGCGGATAAAGTTGGCATCAGTAGGACACTTGATTTCAACCATCCCATGCTCCCCGACTAACCCATCGGGGCTAACACCAACTCTATCGCTTTCTTCAATGTACCCTACTTGAGTTACGACATTCCCGGACTTGATTTCGTAAGCAGATCGAGCGGTATTTTCCAACTCGTTGCCACGCTCCATGTCTGGATTTACATAATTAGTTTTGGGTCTACCTGTAATGATCTCACCGACTTTTTCATAGCATTTGGTTTCTAAACCTTTACCTGCTGTAGCTACTGCCTGAGCATCTGTTCCGCCAAACTTTCCTATTCTGGTTGCTAACCATTTTTCAGATCCTTGAGGCAATTCTTCGTTTGTATAGATTTTCATTTAAGCCTCACTTTCGTTTTGAGCGAACTTAATTTTTACTTCATCATATATAGGAGTAATTAAACTCTGTTTATATTTCTTAGTAAGAGTGTTACAAACTGCCGAGAGTTCTTTTTGATTCTTACAAGCCCTGATAGTTTCTTCATCTTTAGCTTCAACAGCATCTTTCATATCGATGGCGAGTTTATCTACCGCATCAGACTCAACAATTTCGAAAGCACTCATTAACATATATCTACGCATATAGGTGATTTTAGCTCCCAATTCTTTAATTGGAGTTCCCTTTGGAAGTGTTGCTGTTGCTGTAGGACAAGTGAAGATAATCATATTAGTTAATTCGTTATCAACTTCTATATCTACAACTCTAAGGACTGCTGTTTCAACTAAATGAATAATTCCTTCATCTAAAGAATTGTTTTTAGCTTCAATAGTAAACTGAGTCATAAACCCATGCTTCTTTGCCAGGGCATTTATAGCCGGAAGAAAGTCACCGAGTTCATAATATTTGATTGATTGATTACTACCAGATTTCTTGAGTTTCATCTCTTGGAGATCTACTCTAGCTTCTGTTACTTTTTGGTAAATTGTCATTATTCTATCTCCTGATTATCGTCTTCTAAACCAGTTGGTTCATCATTGAAGGCGTTGATACCGTAATTATAATTCTTAGCAAACTCTATAGCGTGAATGAGCTTATCTGCTTGTTCAAGAGTTTCTCCAAAAATAATCTGTTGATCTTCATCAAAAACGGTGATATCTGAAATAGATCCATCATCTTTGAAGTCGATATCGACCATATAATTATCGACAACGAGCGATGCCGATCTGAGGGGGGTTGGGTTAGTTTGTTTCATACTGTAAGTATACTACCGCTTGTATGATTGTGTCAATAGATCTTTATAGATCAGTTTCGTTTTTGTCTGGATTTTGGTCGGTTTTACTCTCTTTTTCGGCTTTCTCTGCTCTTACCTTAGCCCATCTCTTATTAACCATATCTCTAAAATGATTTCTACCGTATTTCTTTAAGGTTTTCTTACCGCCCATTGATCCTAGTTGTTTTGCTATGTCAGATTTGTTCATTATTTCATTATACAACCGCTTGGGTACTTCAAGTCAATAGTAATTAGTTAAATATAGTAACGAAGTTTATTCCTGAGATTAGATCGTTCGAAGAAAAAGTTTGTTGCCCCCTACCCCCTACTTGAGGTAATATCATGATAAACGATTGCTTCAGTCCTTTTCAGGAGAGCGACTCCCACCTACCGTTTGAAGGGTCTTTGTCGCTATTAACAGCTCTATTCCGGCGATTGAGTCGTCCTTGAATGAGTCGGGAAGTAACTATTAGAGTCGTTCTTCCACTTATGTTGCCCACGACTTTAGCTTATTAGCTAAGTACTCGATCCAATTAGTCGTTTGCCTGCCCGACAACAATCCAATCAGATCGAATACTCAACCAATAAAAAAACGACCTCTCAGTCGCTTTGTTCAATAGTGCTTGTAATCTTACTTGTAACATAAAAAAACTACTTGGTAGAGATGTCGGCATTGGTCGAGCTTTCCAACACCTCTACGAAATAGTTTAATTGCTCGACCATCTATATTTATAAACTCTTTTAGAATTAGTTGCAAGTATCAAAAAAGCCCACCTTGTGAATGAGCCTCGTTGGATCAAATAACTATACAGACTTTTTAATATGTCTGCAAGTATTATTTTTTAGCGTGCCTAATGTAGCCTTCTTCGGCTAACTCTTTTTGAATGATGACAGCTAGTAAATTTAACACCGGAGCTAACCCAACAAGTTTCGGGTCATCGGTTATATAAACTAATCCTAGTGAAATTCCCCACGAACCTAATAGGAAGGCAATTACTTTAAGATGCTTCCATGTTACTTCGCTGATTTGTTCTGGTTTTATCATTTTTCCCTTTCTATAGGCACTTTGCCTATAAAAACTGTTATTTGTAGTTAGCAGTTGCTTGTATCTTCTGCTATGTTGAGCCTGTTTCGTTATTAGCTCGTATATCAACCGTTTTTTACGATGTTTTCGGCTATTTTTCGAACAGCTTCTTAATACACTCTACCATTTTCTTAAAAGTACAGCAATCTACCTCAATTATAGGCTCAATTTCTGGACATTCAGGACATTCTTGATTTTCGAGTTCGGTTCTTAGATTCTGGTTTTCTTCGGATAATCTACCATTAACAATTAAGGTACTATCTAGCTGTTTTTGAACAATAATTAGTTGCTGTTTATACAGTTCACATGGATCTTCTATTTCCGGCATAAGAGCTTTTAATATTCCACTAGTTATTCCTTCAACGACTTTATCCTGACTATGCCAAAGAGTTCTCCAATCTTCTTCAACTCTCCAACCTACGCCGGCTTCAATAATTACGCATGGAGTATTTGCAGACATCTTAGACCACATATAATAGAACTTGGTGTTCTTGTTAGATCGATTCATTTTTTCAGGGATGCCAGTAATAGAAAAATAAGTCTTCCTCATTTCGTCAGCGATTCTATTTGATTCTTTAGTTGCAAAGTCTGTAGAAGGATCTGGGGTGTCAATGAAAGCACCTCTATCGTTATAAATATCAGCATCATAGTGAACGGATAAAAAGAGATCCCAATCACCGGCAATATCTTGAGCGGTTGGATCTGCATTACATTCTCCAACTTCAATACCATGTTCTCTGAGTTTAGAGGCAATTTTAGGAACTATTTCACTAGTCCATTTTTGTTCACCTGGAGCACCAGTAGCACCAGAAGTACGACCCTTGTGACCTGCTTGAATTAAAATTCTCATAGTTATTTCCTACAATTAAGTATTTTTTCTTCTAAATTATTAAATCTAAGATCATTATATTCTCTCTCGGTTTCAAACTTTAATTCGAACCACTCCTTTGTTGGAAAATCAGCTTGAACAGTTTCAATAGCATCTACTCTTAAAATTGTATTAACCATTTCAGTTTGTAAAACAATGACTGCAACAGCTCCAAAAAAAGCTACTGTTAATATCTGCCATAAGTGATTTGTAAAAAATTGTGAGATTGTTTTAGGCATGATATATATTTAGTATGACTTGTAAAGCTACTTGAAGTCAAGCTATTTGTATTTCTTCTCTATTGTAGCTTTAGAAACCTTCCCATCCTTGAACTCTACAATTACTTTTTGTGCTTCGGTTTTACTTATTTTCTTAGCTTTTAAGGCTCTAATTAGAATGTTCTCTACAGTGGTATAGCTAGAATGTTGTTTTGTAGTGACTATCTTTAGGTTATCTCTATCGTTTGAACCACCTAATCCTAGTGGAATAGTATGGTCTAATTTCATTTCTTTATTCTTATCTCCGGTTTCAGCTTTGATAGCCTGAGATTCTCCAACCGGGATTCTTTCAACAATGATTGCATCGTTGCTAATTTTGACGATTCTTTGACCAGTAAATATTCTATTGAAGGCTGTTTCTGGGTCAGTACCAAATGCTTTTGCATAAAGAGTAACCACATTTAAGAAGTTATCGTTGCTTATTTCTTTACCAAGAGGTATTGCTCCGGATTTCTCATTTGACTCAGGGTATGAGGTAACAGAGAAGCCTAAGGCATCGATTAACATCGTTCCTAAGACAAATTCTGCTGTTGGATCACTCATGAGTTCTATACCATTTTGAATAACAAGTGGAACAGTACCCTGATAGATAGCTTTTCCAGGAGTGAACTTTTCACCACCAAAGAACTCTCCGGTTACTACACTCTTAATAAGTTGGAACATTGGAGAGAGTTTATTATTAAACACTCCATCGACTAATATATCCCAAGCATCATCGGTTTTATATCCACCTTCTCTAAGATCAGTCCAAGTTCCGGTACTACTCTTTTTCCATTGACTCCATCGACCATCGTGATAAGTAGGCATTACTCTCATGGCTAATCTGAAGACTCCACTCATTCCGCCAGTGATATCTACCCATTTACCCCAGATTTTAATCTTTCCGAAGTTGGTAGATCTTGGATCTTCATCAACACTGTCTGGATCTAGTAACTTAGCCATAGTTAAAACCACCGCTACGCTAGTGACTATTCTTGCTAAACTTTGTACTGCTTGTTTTCTTGCTACTGGATTATTTCTAACCTTTGGATCTGTTAAGTGGGCTGTTAGAGTATCGAAGTTAGATTTGAAGAACTTAGCTGAAAAGAGAAGAACATTCAACTCTTTAGAAACAGGTTCAAACTTACCAAGACTTCCTCTACCAGTCATAGATTGAACGAGTCTACCCATTCCGATAGCATCATCCTTATTTAACATATTCAAACCATTTTTCTCACCAATATCGATCATCATGTCTGCTAAATCAGCTCTCATTCGTAAAGCTCCGCCGGTATAAGCCGATTCTGAGGCTTTGAATAACCTACCAAATCCAGGGATCTTCTCTGGTATCGAGGTAGGGAAGGCTTCTTCATTTAGAACATTAAGTCCAAATCCACCAACATCATATTTACCATTGATAGAGTTTGGTCTTGAGTAGATGTCTGCTTTGATTAAGTCCATAGCTTCACCACCCTTGAGTTCTGTTTTGATGTCGCCCCATGATTTTATAAAGGCTTTAACCCATATCTTAGATGTCTTAGGATCTAGGAGAGTTTTAATACCCTGTCTGCCAAAGAATGAATTATCAAGAGAAGCCACGAGTGATTTCATAGTTCCAGGCATATCTAATACACCTTTTTGATAAATAAACTTTAGAGGGTCTTCTTTGAAGTTCATTGTCTTAGCATCGAGCTTGAGGTCGTTTACAAAGTTCTCAAGGTTTACCGCATCCATTCCATATTGAAGTCGTTTTGTTTCACTTGGGAATACACCATCTTCATTGGCTAGAGATTTTGACTTAGAAGCCTTCTTAGCTAGATCGTGTATCATTTTAGTTTCTTCTTTAGTTACTCCAAGTTTTAGCCTGGTAGTAGCTAGATCACGAAGGAACTGCTCTTGTTCGGCTGTACTTAAAACTTCGTCCATTCTCTCTAGTTTGGAGAGTAGGTCAAATTTAGTAGCCGGGGTAATATTAGTTATTCTCTTAGCCCAAGTTATCATTCCTCGCTTCTGATTCTTTAGAAGTAATTTACTTTCAAATAGTGAGTTCATCTTGAGAGCGTTTTCCTCAGTAGTAAACTTACGGAATAAATCATGTCGCTCTTCGCTAGTCATAGCAGAAAGTTTAATAGGATCAATAGAACCATCGATCAAGGCTCTCTTGAACTTGTCGGCTTCTGATTTTATTAAACACCATGCCATATTATTCTCCTAACATTCTATTGACTGTATGAATGTATTCCAGTCATATTTACTGACCTTCTTTACACTCTCTTTTATTTTTTTAACTTCTGCTTTTATCGCTTTTTCTTCGGTTATTTTTTTATGTCGCCTCTTAAATATCTTAGCTCTCTCGTTTGCTAGGTCTTGAACTTTAGATAGAACAGAGTTCTTTTCTCGTTCTCTAAGTAGCCTTAGTTCTGAGGCGTGAATACTTGTTTCAGATACCAGGGGAGAAGTTGCCATGCTTCTTAGTAGATCTAAATCTCCGCTAGTTTCGACATATTTCTCAACACCGGCTATAAACATACTACCACTCATTCCAGCCGGAAGAGGTTCTTTGCCTGTAACTATATCTCTAACTTTATCAATATCATTAGCTATTAACTGACTGACTAACTTAGATTGACCCTTTACTGTTCTACTCTCAAACCCCGCTAGGTTTTCAAATCTCTCGTTTAGGTTTTGTTCGATACTCACCGCCACCTTAGATACTTTAGTAGTTCCTGGTTTGGTCTTAGTTGTTGCTTGTGCTTTATTATAGATGTCGGTTAATTGTTGTTTTGTAGTAAAATCCATTTTATCTTCTAATAAACCAAATGCTTGTCTTCCAACTCCATCCGTTGAACCTTTTAATCTACCAGAATATACATTTGCATCTATTTGTGGGTTAAAGTCGTGAGCAATCTTTTGTCTACCAGTAAACTTATTTATAATATTTGCTACTCTGTGGTTTCCATCAATAACATAATATTTATTAGTATTAAGATCGTGATAAACCTCTATTGGCTTTGTTGAATCTGTCGTTGCTTTTACTCCCTCACGCCTTATTTTATTAAGGGCATCAGTATATTCAACATCCATATTTGATTTAATATCTTTCCATCCTATTTTTGTCTTTTCTCCAATAGCACCATGATAAACAGGTTTAGACTTAACAAACTCCTCAGCACTCTTATACTTCTTGGCTTTTTCTAAAATAGATGTTTCTTTAGCTTTCCCGGTAATAATTTCTTCGTACATCTTCTCAATTTTACTAGCGTTCTTGTTGAAGGCTTTGATCCTGGAGAAAATCTTCTTGAAGAATCTACCCAACACTCCCTTAATAGATTTAGCATTATTAGCGTATTTAATGAAGTCTTCAGCTATCTTTTCCTCGACTAGAGCCATATCATCGGTTTTATATCTCTTCATTCCCTCTTCAAATAGTCCAAATTGTTCTGCCTTAGTGGTAAAGACATCAATATATTTATGAACTGCTTCATGGAAGAAAGTATCTTTTGGATTAGTCTGCTTACCTAGAACCTCGATCATCTTCTGGCTATAAGACCCAAGAGCTTTGTTGTTGGCTAGGATCTGAGAAGTAATCTTAATATCGTCATCACCAAAAATCTTCTTGTTAAGGTCAATAATTTCTTGTTCCTGTTGATCGGTAATATTTAGTCCGACATCAGCTAGATCGTCTTTAATTCTGAAGGCGATGGTAGCATTTTTATCAGCTTCACTAAGTTTTGATTCATACCACTCAAAGCCTCGATCATCTTCGACTAACTCGATATTGCCCTTCCTGAGCTTCTTGATGTATCTGTTAAGCTGTCTTTCATAGAATCTAAGAACTGTTTGTTGTTCACTTGCATAATCTTCGATTTCAAACTCTTCAATACCAACTGCCGGTTCGTAGTCATCTGGTTGTTGGAATTGTTCAACCTGTCCTTCTGCGGTATAGACCATTGTGTCGTTGCCCTGTTGTTCGAAGAAAACATTTTCATAAATACCTTCGTAATCTGGTTCGTAGTCTTCTTCCATTGATTCTCTAACATCATCTTCGATATCACCCCAAGCAATAGGTTTTTCAACTAATACATAAACTCCGTCAGCATCAGCTTCTTCAACAGCACCAAATTCAGCTATTTGTCTAACAGCGACTTCTTCTTCGCCAAGACCATAATTCCATCTATTTTCTTTTGTTTTATCAATTACGACCTTTGGAATACCCTTTAGCTCTTTAGCTGTTGGTTTTGTTCTGGCTTTTATTTTTTTGATTCGATCATCAAAGATTGCCTCAAGTTGTCTTAATCTCTTTTCTGACTGAGATAACTTAAACTCATATTCTTCTATTTGTCTATCTGCTGTTTCAAGAGCTTCTACTTTAGCTTCTTGTATATTAGTTCTTCCTTCAAGACCGCTTGGGATTAAGTAGTTCCAATAACCATGATCTATACCATATTTTTCTTCTAGTTTATCTTTGAAAGACAAGTCGTGGATTGTTTCAGCGGTTATACCCTCTTTCTCAATTACTCCATCATTAAGAAGTTTCTTAAACTTAGTATAATCTTCTATGCTTTTTTTATGTTTTTTAATTGCCTCTTCTTCGGTAGCTATATCTCCATCATTCTTGAGGTTAGTTTCTTCTCTCTCTAGGTCTTCAGCTTTGTTTGTATATTCAGAGAGTTTTTTTAGAGAATCTTCAGAGTCTAAAATAAATTGAGCCTTCTCTTGAGTATCAACCTTGCCCCATATTTCTTCTAAGTCTTCAAACTCAGACTGGACATCTTCTATCCTGTTGTCGATATCTTCTGACCTAGCTTCACTGTCTAAGAAGTTATTAACTTCACCAGATGGAGCTACTGTAATATTTCCTTGATCTGCATCTATTACCATCATTTCTTCACCACCATATTCAATGAGGTCGCCATAGGTTAGGCGTTCTTCATCATTTGCTGATGTGACTTCATAAGGCATACCACCATCTTCGCTAGTGTAGCCCTCAATAAATGCAATAGTTCTTGGGGTAGGGAAACGGATTGTTTCAAATCCCTCAAGAGCTTTAGTCCTGATAGATTCTCGAACAGTTCTTTCATGCCAGATGTTTTTGTATTCTAAAAATTGAGCTTTTTCTTTGCTTATTTCTTTTACTTCATCTCTTGCTTTTTTAGAGTGTTCTACTCTAGCTTCAGCATTGGATACTTCTTCTTTAGAACCCTTAACAGCTAGTTCAAATCTCTTAATGTCGTCTTGGTCTTTTCTGCCTATGGCTCTCTCTAACTGAGTTTCCATTCTCTTTAGATAAGCCTGGTCATTTTCAAGAACATTTTCATCTGCTGTAACAGCTTCAGCGAGTCTTTTAGAGTCATCAATACTACTTATATTCTGGAATGAGTCTGACTGTATCTCGGCGATATGAGCGATTTCATTTACATCAAAAGATCTGTAGTGAGAGAATAAACCAGATTTAGTGTTATTAACTATGAATCTTCCAGAAACCTCTTGGCTATGCTGATTGATCCACTCTTGAGCATTTTCTTTGCTAGTTGCGACTGTAAACACATTATCTTGGATGTTTGCTTCGGTTAGCTCTACACCCTTCTGGAGAACAGCCCATTTAGCTCTAGGATTACCTTCTTGAGCCGGGATCTCTTTTATCTCAACTTGATCTATATCTATATCTAATTTGAAGTCGCTACTAAAGTGACCTGTCTTACCATGCTTATATGGAGCATCCATAATGTAGGTAGTGGTATTGTCAGCACTAATGTCAATATTGTCTGAGCCATAATCTGCATAAGTAGAACTCTTGATAGTGTTAAGAGGCATTAGCTCACCAATCACTAGTCGTCTGAAATCCTTCATGTTAATATTTTTGTCATTTAGATAGTTTTTATCTAAGACTCTCTTAATAATAATCTGCTCTTTAGGTTTGAGTCCGAGTTTATTTGATCTACTGAAGTTATCTAGGAAACTGTAGCTACCTTTAGTTAGGTTTTTAATCTGAGGTGACTCTAAAAATTTAGAAGTAACTGCTGACTCTTCAACATCTTCAATAGTGTTGATTTCACCTTCTCTAAACTTAGTGGTTTTCTTATTATCTATATACTCATTGATTTTATCGGCTCTTGTTTGAGCTTCGGTTCTTTTTTTAATTTCAGTTTTCTTTTTAGTAGCTTTTCCTGGTTTTGCTTTTCCACCGCTTCTTTCCTGAACTCCGTCAGACTCTTTAGTCTTTTCATATTTATCCTGTCTACCTTGCTTCGCATATTGGTCAGCGACCAACTTTTCTTCTGCATAGAAGGCATTGTTTTCTAGGTCGTGCCACTCTTTACCTTTACTTTTTAATTGGCTGTTATTGTATTGAATAGCATCGAACTGACCCCTGAAGGCTTCTCTGATAATTCTATCTGAAATTCCATAATCAACTCTCTTCACATTAGCAGGTAAGCTCTCTATGTGAGCCTTAGCATCTTCATTTCCGGCTTCAGCCAGTCGTTTCATAAAGTCATATTGATCTTTAGGAACTACTAGCGTTCTCTCAAAACTTACATTTTGTTCTGTTACTTTACCTTTAGATCCCCTAAATACTTTTTGTTCAACCACCGGTTCTTGTGAATAGGTTTTTGATATCTCTTGGACTTGTTGGACTTGTGACTCGGTAGTACCTTGAATAGATCCATCGGTAGCACCCTGTCCGTTTAATATCGATTCTAATCTAGTTTGGTCGAGTTCCATCTCGCTAACTTGCTTCTGAATATTCTCTGGAATGTTGGTTGTGTTTTTGTCTACAATTTCTAAGGTTAGTTTGCCATCAGTAGTATTTATTCTGACACTTTGATCTGTTTTTTGAGCTTCAAGAGCTACTTTGAGTATTTCTTTACCTTGAGGCGTATCTTGAGCTTTAGAGTCAATGATTTTGTCTATGATGTCATCGGCATCCATAATGGATTCATCTTGGTTGATAATCTCAGTACCTTCTTTATTAAATTTAATTCCTGTGGCAATAACTTTACCACCTTCCAGAACTCTGATTCCACCATCACCCATAGCACCCATAAGAAGACCGAAGAATCCGGCTTCTTTCCAACCTGCAAATAAATCTTGGTTTTCGTTATATGACCTCTTGAAAGCGTTGGCTAGAACTTCTTGTACGATCTCAGTACCACCTTCTAATCCTGTTCTAACAACAGTACCAATAAGTTCTTTTTTAAGACCGCCTTTTAATAATCTAGTAACTATTTTTCCTTCTCCGAGTTCACCTGGAACTAGAGCTTCAACAATACCTGCAAGAACACCATATCCTGTGGCTAGTCTAGTAGCCTCTTCATCACTGACACCTTCTTCTCTGGCTTCAACATAAAAGTTTCCACCCTCAAGCATAATAGCTGTAGGGATAACACCAACACCACCAGTAAGAAGACCTACTCCAGTAGTAACAGCAAAGTTAGGAAGATTCATCGTTAAACCACGAGCTACCCATTGAGGGTCTTTAATCTTATCTCCAAATTTTTCGTAAGTATCAGCTTCAATAGGATTTTCTGCTAAAAACTCTTGAGCTTTGATTCTGTCTTTCATTGACCACTCTAACCACTTGTCTTCAAAATCTTCTTGTCTTTTAGGTTCTTCTTTTTTCCAGATAGCAATAGCTTTGTCATACTGTTCTTGATTAACAGCTTCTTCACCCCTAATTTTTCTCATGATATCTACCTGCCACTTTTTAGGAGCAAGTTGATCGATTGTATATATATCTGGAACTGCAATAGGAAGAGTCTTAATTGTAGAGAGTAGTTGTTGCCCTGCGGGTTTAGCTACTTTTTTAATTTCTTGACCAAAAGAACTAACCCAATCTTTAGCCTTAGCCCAGAATCCTTTTTTCTCTTCTTGAGGTTGAGGTTCGTCATAAGCCTTAGTAATAGGCTGTTCTTGTCTTTGTTGTCTTATAGCTCCACCATTATAGGCGTTTTCTCTTCTATCCCAAAAAGAACCACTTACTTGAGATCCAGATGGGGTTGAACTTCCACCTTCATCATCAAGCCCATAAGCCGATGCTCGTTGTTTGTAGAAGTTGTTTGCCATTATTATTTTGATCCATAGTAGTATTTGTTTATTTCCTCTTCAGATTCCTTTGCCTCTTCATAAATACTATTATTATTATAGACATTTAAGATTTCTGCGGGGGTTAGATAAGTTGCATATACCGACATGATATCGCCAGAACTATCTCCAGAATAGTTTATAAGAGGTTTTCCATCCCTAGCATCTTGGGCTAGTTGGGCTACTATTTCTTGTTTACTTGCAGTTCCGCTACCACTGCTACTACCACCACTACTAGAAGTACCACCAATCATTCCTAAACTTTGTTGGTTAAGTATTTCTCCAGTAGATCCATTCACTAAACTAACGGTAACTTCTCCAGTACCTTTATTAGTTGTTTCAATTAACTTAGCGTTTTTAGAGGCTGAAGATTTAACAGCGTTCATGAGTAATTCACCCGGAATACCAGTAGCTCTTGTTATTTGAGCAATAGATTCACCCGAAGCACCGTTCAAAGCACCTGAGTCAAGTAATGTGTTGAAGTAATTAAGAGCATCTCGACTGGCTTGTGAGTCAATATCAATCTGCTTCATTTGAAGAGCCATTTCTGTTTCAATGTCAGCCTTCTTCATAGCAATTTCGCTTCTGATTGGGGCTGTTTCCTCTTCATATTTTCTATTTAATCTCTGTAATCTCTGATCTACTTGAGAAGCTGAAGTGAATGGATTATCGCTAATCTTGCCCTTAGCCTCTAAATATTTACCCTCTAGGTCTACTAAACTAGCTTCTTTGACATCTATTCCTGAGTTAGCAAATAAAGTCTTTTGTAGATCTGGTAGGTTGATAGCACTTGTGGCTAAACCTTGAGTAACTCCCGCACCCGCACCTAGACTTACACCAGTTCCTACACCTGCACCAGTTCCCGCCGGAGTTCCAGTTTGTTGTAGTTGTTGAGTTCTTTGTTGTGCTAAGTATTTCTCAATATCGCCGGGATTAAGCCCTTGAGCTTGATCTGATTGTAAGTTTATTTGAGGAGAAACTAATTGACCCGCACCTTGCTGATCGCTCATTGGATGGATTACGCCTGGATCTCCGAATGTACCGCCTTTATATTGGCGACCTTCGTACCATCCTAGATCTTCAAATCCGCCTTCTGGTGTTTTTATATTTAGTTGTGATTGACTGTATGTTGGCATATTAGTTAAAGTTTCCTGTGTTTTGTCCTTTAGAGCTATTAGATCCGAAGAAGTCTGGCACATCGAAGAACGGTTGGTCTTTTTCGTATTTCATCTGCTCTTGTTGGATATTATTCCATGCTAACACAAGTATTTGCTTAGCTTGAGATGATCTAAACTCACCAGCTTTTTCTTCTTCCACCTTATTTTTAAGAATTGCTACTGCTTCTAGTAAGACAGCTTCATTACACTCTGGTTGAGAGTAAGAGAAGATAGTCACATCTGAGTTTTCTGTCATGGAGTCTACAACTTTTTGACCCCATACTGAGATGTTGTAAGTTCCGACCGAAGTAGGTACTGGATAGACGAAAAATCTTCGCTTCTGATTAGCCCATTTCTTATCTGTAGATCCTGAGTTAATAGAGCTGTTTCTCCAAATTAAATAGTCTTCAAACTTCATAGGAGAACCATCTGGTAATTCACCATATTGCTTATCATCAATCTCTATTCTCCAGATTGAATTATCTCTCCAGTTTTGAGGGTAATCGTAATATTCTGCGTTTAATTGAGTTGATGTTTTCTTAGCATCTTCAGTTCCAGACCATCTAAATAGACCACCTGACTTGATGTAAGCTCTATTGATAGCACTCTTAACAGTAGCTAAAGGAAATAGTGGTGAAGTGTCGTTTACATTTAGGTCTGACTGTACCGCTAGTATTAGATCTTCAAATGTGTTCATAATTTAAGAATAGATTGTCTAACTATTTTAAGACAAGTTACTTTTCCTCTTTCAGATTGAAAGAAATCTGCATACCATGTTTTGACATCATCTTTAGAGCGAAGTCTACTTCATCAGGTAATACTTTATAAATTGGGAAGTCTACTTTGTAGATCACCTTGAGTTTATTTTCTCTAATCATTTTTTCGAAGTCTTTCATGACCTCTGTTGGAGCTTTAAGCTCTTTTTCTTCTTCAGACATACGACCTTTCTTAAACCTTTGCTTGTCGCAAAAAGTCTTCATTTTTATAATATTGTTCTGCTGTTTTAGATTCAAATCTTTTATTTGAGTGTCCTCTTCTTCTTCTCCAAACTTGATAACCATCTTCGGTTTTAATCCATTTAATCTTACCTTCAGTTACCTCAAGAAACATTGGGTCTACTGAGTCTTTAGTATCACAAAAGTCAAAGAACCATACCTCAGGAGCTTCAGCACAATATAAAGCGTTATACCCTTCAGAAGTTCCCATAATTGCTGACTTATCATATCCGTTTATATGAAACCAAGATCCACTAGAATCAACTTCAAAGTTAGCTCCGTTACCCCAAGACAAACCTGCCCTACCTGCTCCGCTTTTATATGAGGTTAATCCCATATTTCTTACAGCAAAACTTACGGTAGAATGATCTACTGAGAAGTCTATATTGTCATAAGATAGTTTTAGTTGTCTGGATATTTTACAGTCGCTAGTTACATTCAGGTTTCCATCAGCATAAACACCACCCCTCATAGTCACCTGACCAGACGAAGGTATAATAATTTTTTCATTATTACTAACATAGATGTACATCGGACTACCAATAGAGTTTATTCCTATTCTATTTGATGAATCAGACCACATCTTAGATCCACCTTCCCATCGAAGATAAGAATCTTGGTTATATCCACCGCCTCTTTTCAAATAAATATATGATGGTTGGCTTGTTCCACCAACTGAGAGTGTACCTGTTGTGATATTACTTGCATTTAAGTTTGTAAGAGAAATAGTGTTTCCACTGATACCACCTCTATTAAGATTATCGGCATTAAGATTTGTAACATTGATCGTACTAGCATTTAGAGTTCCAGTGGTTATGTTATTGGCATTAAGACTTCCAGTATTTATGACTCCAGAATCAAGAGTTCCGGCTGTTATTTTACTAGCTGATAAATTATCTACATAAGTTCCACTAATAGCTGATCCTGACCCTGTTGTTATTTTTCCACTTACTTCAACACTAGAGGCATATAAAGCCCCTGCCATACTTACTCTAAATGGAGCTGAACCATAGGTAGCGTTTCCCAAATAAATTCCACTAGAATCTGCTTTGAAAACATTGTTTGCTGTACCGATTGTAAAATCTACACCAGTAATAGTTCCACCGATAATATTATCACCACTAATAGTACCGGCAATAATGCTTCCGGCTTGAATAGTTCCCAGGAATGTAGCATCACCAGTTGTTCCATCAATAGCAAAGGTAGTAACACCAGAATCATTTCTAGCAGTAATGCCATTAGGACTTAACCTGAGGTCGCCAGTTACACTACTTTCGTACTTTCCAATCTGAATAGCTCCAGACTGAGTGAACTGAAATTCTTCAAGGATTTTACGAGTCTTAGTGTTGAGAGAACTTGTGATAACCTCTATTCTTTTAGGAAGAGGTTGGGGAAGAATCTCCACATTAGAATAATTATCATTAGATGTGCTTTGAGTCGTGTCTATTGACTCAGATGTACCCTCAATGGGTTGATCTTCGATGATAGTTGGTTCATATACTTTATCTGTCATGTTATTCAAAAAATGTTCTTATCCTATGTACTTCTGGGCTACTATTTCCGGTAGGATTTAGCACGACTCTTGGTTCAAAGATATCTCCCTCAGCCCCTAGAATAAAGACTGCTTTTTGAGTGTTTGCGATGCTATGAGTTAGATCGCCATCAGTAGTGTAGGCTTGAACAAAGTCACTGTCCTTATTCATTCTGTACCAAAATTCCAAAGAAGATCCACTTGGTAGTGGGTCAAAGTAAAGTTCGGTCATTTTCCAATTAGTTATAAGTGTTGGTTTTTCCAGAGGTGATCTAAAGTCTAATCCTTCATAAACTGCTGTAGCTTTAGCGGTTGAATCTTCTGCTAGAACTCCAAAGTCTGTTCCATCTTGATAAGAAACTAGGGTAGTTCCACCGGCATTGATAACAGCACCGATTTCATCTACATCCATAGCTACCTCAAGGTTTAGAGTCATAGCTTTATTCTTAGATTTTCTACCATAAGAATAGACTCCATTTTTACCCGAATCTGCATTAAATATTCCAAACAGAGCTAAATTTCCCACTGATTGTTTATCTATCCAACTTGAAGCTCCTTCTTCCCATGTAAAGAAATTAACTTCCTTTATGGTATTAGCTACTCCGCCGGGATTAACTTTACCGCCACCTGGAAATCTGAGAATAGGTGTTTGATCCATCATGTTTGCGTAGAATAATTCTCCATCATCACCGACTTGAGCTAGAGGTACTTCGCTATCGATAGCTCCATTAACTCCTCTTGAGGTATCTGAGCCTCTAACAGTTCCTATGACAGCCCTACCATCTCTCTCTACCATTGTTTTAGTAATATTTCCTGGAACTAAATCTGTAGCTTCTGGAGTGTATGATTCGTCATATCCAACATAAGCAACAAACTCATTATTACAAATAGTCAATGCTCCACCAACCTGAGCCATAGTGTGCCAATCAGCACTCCATAAATCACCGACTTCAGTGACATCATTCCAATCGTCATGATTAAATAATTCTTTTTTATAAAGTTTGGTAGTTGTAGCAAAAAAGAGATAAACTTTTCCTGTATCTGCGTACCATTCTGAAGCTCCAACAATACCTTTAGGATGTTTATAAACCCTCGCCCAGAATCCATCTGAATCTCTTTTATAAACAGACCCGGAGTTGCCAAAACCGTAGGTATAACCATCTTTGGCTTCAACAAAAAACAGTATAAGGTCGTCAAATACCGTAGTTAAACCGGGCGAGGGGCTTACAGATGGGCTAGTTGATCCTGATGCGGAAGAACTAGGTGATACTGAAGAACTAGGACTTACACTTTTAGAAGCTGATTCACTTGAGGAAGGAGAAACTGAGGCACTTGGAGAAGAGCTACTGTCTAAACCTTCATCGGTGTAGGCTTGATTTGCTATAAGAGAATCGATTTTCCTTCGAATATCCAAAGCAGACCCAAACTTAAATGAGCCTCTAATTCCTTTATCATCGTATTGGCTTATGCCACCATCAAATGTTTTAATTTCAAATGTGTTCATATTGCCTTTATGTATACCAATTCTTGTATTTATCAATGTAAGTGTTCCCAACCACTGCATCATATTTATCAGCATATCTAGCCTCTGAAGGCGATGCTGAAGGACTTGATGAAATACTTGAACTTATACTAATTGATTCACTAGCTGATTCTGAAGATGAAGGGCTTCCACTAGCTGAAGGACTAGAAGATTCTGATGCTGATACAGAAACAGAAGGGCTTAAAGATTCTGAAACAGATGGAGATAAAGATATACTTGCCGATGGTGAGAAAGAAAGACTAGAACTAGGACTTCTTGATCTTGAACTACTTTCAGAAACAGAAGGGCTACTAGAAGGAGATGGAGATAAAGAAGGACTTGCACTTTCCGATACAGAAGGGCTTAAACTTTCAGATACAGAAGGGCTTAAACTTATACTAGCCGAAGGACTTGCACTTATCGATAATGACTCTGAACTACTAGGAGATTCTGATGCTGAAGGACTTAGTGAGATAGATAATGATTCACTTACTGAAGGGGATAAAGATTCACTAACACTAGCTGAACTTGAAGGGCTTACTGAGCTAGATTCTGATGCAGATTCACTTGTTGAAGGACTTAAACTTTCACTACTTGATGGAGATTCACTTGCACTAGGACTTTGAGATGATGACTCCGATGATGAAGGGCTAGAACTTCCGCTAAGAGAAAATGAGCTAGATTCTGAAGCAGATTCGCTTATTGAAGGACTTGCACTTTCACTACTTGATGGAGAAGGCGTTGATGATTGAGAAGAGCTAGGACTACTAGAAGGTGAATAAGTTGCCGAAGGACTTGGTGAGCCAGATGACGAAATTGATGACGAAGGACTCAAACTAGACGAAGGTGAAAGACTTATAGATGAAGATTCTGATATAGACGGACTTAAAGACTCACTTATTGAAGGACTTGAAGATTCTGAAACTGACTCCGAACTTGAAGGACTTCCAGAAGCACTTGGGGATAAAGAAGGACTAAGTGATTCAGATGAACTTTCCGATACAGAAGGACTTAAAGACTCACTAACCGAAGGAGATCTTGATTCGCTTAGTGAAGGTGATGCTGATGGTGACAATGATTCGCTTAATGAAGGTGATAAACTCTCACTTAAACTCTCACTTACACTAGGACTAGCACTTTCACTAGCAGAAGGACTAGCACTAGGACTAGCACTTTCACTTATACTTGGAGAAGGTGATCCTATTAAATCCCAAAATGTTGTAGGCGAGTTTAGATTGTTAGACTCTGTAACCAACCAGTCTGACGATAAATCTTTAGTTGCTACTCTTATGTCACTAACTAAACCATCGATCCAGTTTCCGTAAGCACCAACATCATTACCGATTGAAATATTTGTTCCCGGAGCTGTTGTTGATGGCGCTCTATCTAAATCAGCTTTAATCTCAACACCATCAATATACATTCTAAAATCTATATTACTTGCTCCGTTTGAGGTAGTTCTTATAGAATAAAGATGTTCTGCATCAGTAGCATAAGTATCGCCTGTTTGTTCCCAAGCCTGACCTGCAATTAAACCAACTACTTCAGTTGGCACATTTGGAGTTCCACCAGTACCATCAGTTCCTAAATATAATCCATAACCACCAGTAGCAGGACTGCCACCAGTATATACAAGGGTGTTACCGCCACCCGTTGTTCTTGCTCTACCCATCGCACTAATAGTTATGTCTTTTGATGTAAGTGATTCACTTGCTGTAACAGTAGCTTCATCATCTGTTCCATCAAAATCCCATGCTTTACCAACCTTACCGGCTACTAAATCGCCAGAGGTCATAGTTCCGGCTGATGTACCTTTATAAGAATCTTCAGCACTACAATATAATTGAGGAGCGGTTGCACTAGGATCTTGGTTAAAATGCAAAACAGTCTGATAATCGCTCCAAACAGCCTGACTTCCAAAAAGATCATCTGCTTGATATCCAACTGCATCTGCATTTCCATACCAGATAAAAAGACTCGTTGCGTTTGTATAACTTAATGTAGGTACTTTAGCCCAAATCTCACAAGTTTCGGCTGTAGTATCTAAACTAACTATTTCAAAAGGTACTTCTGTAGTTCCTGCTGAGTCGGTAGTTATTCTTAAATCACCTGCTGTTTTATATCTAATAATGACAATTCCTGAACCACCATCTCCACCATCACCATCTGCATCACCACCACCACCACCACCGCCACCAGTATTTACAGTTCCAGATACACCGGCGGTACTAACTCCTGCAGAAGCTCCCGCACCACCACCACCAGTTCCACCATCTCCAGGAGCATAATTAGCTGATCTTGAATATCCACCACCACCACCACCACCGGCATAATATGTAGCTAATCCAGAAAGACTACTTGTTAAACCATCACCACCACCACCACCAACTAGAGTAGTAGCACCACTTCCAACTTCACTTGCACCACCACCGCCACCACCCATTAAATATGGAGATGGATTATTTGCACCACCCGCATATCCTTGACCAGAAGTTCCAGAAGCTCCATTTTGTGAAATACTTTTAGCACCAGCACCTGCACCTGATCCACCACTTGAGGGGGTACTTTCATTATAACCATTTGCTCCACCACCACCGACTGAAGTTAGAGTATCAAAAACTGAATTAGAACCGTTAGCACCCTTATTGCTAGTATAGCCACCCGCACCACCGCCACCTACAGTTATTGAATAGGCTTTAGCTGTAACAGCATGACCTATGCCAGTTAAAAATCCACCTGCTCCACCACCACCACCATGACCGGCATATCCACCGCCACCGCCACCACCTGCTACGACTAAATATTCAATATTTTTAGAATCAGGGGGCGTGAATGTTCCATCTGAAGTAAAGGTGTGAATTGTATAACCGTCTTTATGAGTTATAGTTCCACCAGTAGCATCTTGTTGTAATCCGGCATAGACTCCACTACTTAAATTATCACTTGAAATAAGAGCCGGATAATTTGTTAAATTACTTGACCCTGATACCTTAGTGGGATCACTATCTATTTGATATGGAGCTGACCAATCACCATCTTTTAATAATCCTGAATAATATAAAGCATTTATCTCTGTATCAGTTAAGGCTCTATTAAAAATTGCACAATCATCAATAACTCCATCAAAATACCAGTTACTTGAAAAAGCACCCAGTCTACCAATAGAAAAATCTCCATCTGAATGAGTATGAGTTCCCGATGCTACTGCTTCTTTTTTAGTTCCATTAACGAAAACTTTATTTAATCCAGCACTTGAGTCATAAACACCTGCAACAAAATACCAAGAACCTGCAACAATAGCTACATCTGATGTAATTTGCGCTCCAGTTAAACCATTAAGATTAAAACCTACTGTACCAGTTGTTACATTTACATAAAGACCAGCCCATGCAGTAGCTCCACTATCTGATTTACCCATAACTGCCATCTGAGCTATACTTTCAGCTTTAATCCAACCACACCATGTTTGAGATCCACTTATCTCTAAATTAGCACAAGAAGCATCGGCAATATTAAGATAATTACTTGAACCACTTTCAAAATCACCACCATTACTAAACTTAGCACTAACATAACTTGGAGCAGTACCAGTTAAATTATAACTATTATCAGAAGTATCATTAGCATTTTCTAATCTCCAATATCCTTGAAGGTTAGCATCATCTAGTAAGCTAGTTGAGTTAAGTTCTATTCCTGAAGCCATATTATTTATTATCCTTAGTCTTTACTATATAACCTAAGAATATAGCCACGAACTATTTCAAGTCAAAGACAACCTTGCCCCAACCGGGGATCTCATTAGCTTCAGTCCAACCTTTAGTGTATTTCTTATTTCTGAATTTATCAGGACTCCATCTAGTAGCAGTAGAATTAGCTCCATGCCTGATATCGACATTAGGGAGCTTAGAATTGAAGGCTTCTGAACCGAAATCATCAACTCTTTCAGATCTGCTATGAGTTCCTGGCTCAAACCCGATCTTTCTGACATAGCGATTAAAATCTTTATCTAACTCAACTCTGTCGTTGTGATCTTCTGCAAAAAATCTTAGATCTAAATCCATTTGAAAGTCTTCTAGCATTTGTAGGCGTTTCTTGAAGTGTTTGATAGCAAACTCTCTATTACAAACCAATCCGCTTAACTGTCTACAGTCATCTGTTCTTATTGAATGACCATCTTCAGCTCTTACCTTCCAAACATTAGTGTTGTAGTAAAAAACATCATCCTTTGGTGGAGTGAAGTCAAAATGACTTTGGTGATAAACAACATCATGTTCGCAAAAGAAGACATATTTAGCTCTTGATGCTTCCAAAGCACCTATAATTTGCTTATTCATGGTGATCCAACCTCGCTTTAACTTGAGGTGAACATTGATTCCCATATTCTTCATTGGCTTGAGAGATGCACTAGCTATTGGTAGACCAATATCTCTAAGAGTCTTTTGAACCCTATGAGCGATCTTCAAATTTAGTTGATTATCAGTATAAAAAATAATACCCTTATTAGTTCCGTACATAGCACCTTCTTTCATTACTAGGTCTAATACTTTACTTGCTTTCTTAGGGTCATCTCTTTTAGTCATAGTATGCCATCCGGGAACTGGCTTAAACTTATCAAGCAACCAAGCTAGGGGTTTTGTTTGACCTTCCCATCGATTATAAAAAAACAGATCTCTTGAGAGTTTTCTAGCACCATTTATTTGAGATTGATCTTGCTTATATGGGAATCCAAAGTCACCGCCTTGAGTTCTAAACATGTGAGCATACCAAGTCTTTCGGTTAGTAACTAACCTACCACCAGACAACCAGGTCTTACAGGCAACTTCAGTACCTTGCTGACCCCAAGAACCAAACGCTTCATCTGATATATTTAATTCCCAATACTTCTTTCTAGTAAGCATAAAACAAGAGCCTTGAGCTGATAAAGTTTCTACAATATCGCCCTTCTGCTTTTTCTTCAATGCTCCCCAATACTGAAAATGAAGAGTAGTGTCAAACCGATAGCACTCAGATCTTCTTGATTTGCGAGGCTCAAAGTAGATCTTCTTTTCAAACTCAGTGGAGTCACATTTATTATTACGACCTTTGTTTTCTCCGGGATTACGACAATTAGATGGTGTAGGTGACTGATACCATTCATTTCCGCACTTCTTACATCTCCAGTTAAAGGCGTGAAGATTAAACATAGTTGGGAGCATAGTCCAGTCGTCATGACCTTCAATCTCCTTCATCATTTTGACATCAAATCCTTCATCAACAGCACAATGAGCATCTATTTTCATTATCCATCTAGCTTTTGAGAGCTTACAGGCTTCATTGGTAGCTTGTCGCTGACCAACAGATTTATTGTGTTGGATGATAGTTAATCGCTCGTTATCTTCTAAAGCAGGTTCTACCCATCCGCCATCCATGACAACAATTATCTCGGTGTTACCCCTGATGTTCTTTAGGATATTTTCAACAGTTCTCTTGAGGAAAACTTCATTTCTAGCAGGGATTAAGATCGATAATTCTATTTCTCCCATGTTGGTTTTTCAGGAATTAGTTGCTCTTTACTGTCAATATATTCTCTACGAATTACATTCTCTTTAATAGAGTGTTCTAATCTAGGAAGTGGATGCCCCATCTGCTTCATCTTGAAAGCTAGGGCGTTCATATCCTTTGGCAAACACTTGCCTGACCAACCCATATTATCTGGGTAAACATTAGAGTGAGTTCTATTGAGTCTTGGGTCTAAAACCAATCCTTCTCTTACACCTGTAAAACTTGACCCTAAAACATTACAAACTTCAAAGACATCGTTCCAAAAATCTACTCTCCTAGAGATCCACATATTCTCACAATATTTAATAATCTCTGCTTCTCTTGAGGTAACTAGGTGAATAGGGGCTGAAGCGTGAAGAACTTTCATGAACATTCTAGCTACTGCTTCACGAGCTATTTTATTTCCACCGATAATTTGGAAAGCATTTTTTCTTGATTCAAGTAATGGATGACCTAGAGTTTCCCCGACATACTCAGGACTCATACAAACTGACACATCATATTTTTTCTCTAATCTCTCACAAGTTCCGATCTCTACGGTTGATTTAACTAAAAAGATATCCACATTTTCCCTATGCTTTTCCACAACCTTTTCCACAATAGAGGTATCACATTGACCAGTTTCGGGATTCATTGGGGTAGGTACTCCAATAATAGCTAAGTCATAGTGTTCTTTATTCGAGGTGGGTTCGTTATTCGATACTTTATAGAAGTTTCCTGATTGATTTGTATAGTTGGCGGTCTTGAAATACTTACCCATGTACTGACCAACCCAACCATAACCAATAAGTAAAACTTTAGGTTCTTTATTTACAACATCGCTTGATGATTGTGGCTTCCCTAGTTCCTTAGATAACATAATATTTCCCTTCGGCTTCTTTACGAGCCATAATTGCATCTTTTATATCATTAAAACGACCAAGAAAAATCGATTTGCCACCCAATTTTATTTGAGCAAACCATTTTTCCCTATTTTTATTCCAATGAACTCCAACATAACCAGAAGTATTGTTGCTTTGAATATTCCTATTAAAATGATTTTCTTGGCTTGTTACAGATCTTAAATTTTCCTTTCTATTATCTAAACGATTTCTATTTATATGATCTGTTTGTAAATTATCTGGAGTATTATTTAGCAATCTGTGCATAGAGATTACTTTATATTTACCATTAACTCTTTTTCCATAAGAGGCATAACCAACATTATCTTTACGCCATCTAAACTGACTTAACCAGTTAAAATCTTCGCTGTCTATGATTGTAAATCCACCATTGCTTAACTGAATTTTCTTCATATTCCTCCTTTCATCTTGTTTCTTCCTTTCCCCATAATTTCATAATATCTTCCGCACGACCCCATTTATCTAACTCAACAATCTTGATGTCGCCATGTCTTTTTCTAGTTCCCTGAGATAAGAAGCCAAAGGCTTGAGGGTGTGAGAATACTATCGAAGGACTTTGAGAGAATGATTCGTATGAGTTTCTAGGACTGACCTTGAGTTGTTTTTCATACCTTCCGGGATCACCGAAGAACTTTAAGATTCTCTCTTCTTCGTTACCTGCTTTTACAAAATCAGCAACTCTTTTGAATCTCTCTTCCATAGAGCTAACCAGATAATCTTTTTCACATAGCAGTTGATTGACAACTTTGCGTTTAGATCTGAATGAGAAAATAGGTGGATTAGTCCATGTAAATAGAGATACCTTGTTCATGTCATAGATGAATGTTTCTGGTAGAGATTCTAGGTCGTGGATTATTTGCTTAGAGTGGAAGTGTGATTCGCTGTAAAGAATATCATCTTCAGCCATCGCTACATATTTAGTTTTAGCTTCTTTTGTTCCTACCAACATCTGCCAATAAATATTTAAGTGGTGTCTACCCTCTTTATGAAGTTCATAATCTCTACCTGCTACCAAATTGGTAAACCCGCCTGAGTTAAACTTCTCTACCGGCTTATGGCTAACCACGATAAGTGGTAGATCTCCAATAGCTTTGGCTAATTGCTTCTTAGTGTTTCGTAAAAATAGCGGATTAGTAACATCAAGGTGATTGCTAGTGTAATAGATTATTGTTCGATTCATTTCTTTAACCATAGCCATAAGCCATAGTCCTTTACTGCTTCTGTTCTTATTAGTTCGTAGCCAGTTTCTTTAATTAAGTTTCCGATTGTTTGTTCGGTATAAGATACTCCAGACCACCATTGATCCATTTTAACCTTATCTGTTCTAATCCTAACCTTAAATATTCCACCAGGTTTTAGAACTCTGAGTACCTCTTGAAAGTTAGATTCAACCATTTCTTTAGTTTTGAAGTGTTGGAATACTATATAAGAGAAAACAATATCTATAGAGTTATCATCAAATGGTAGTGTATATCCATCTGTTTCTGCAAAATAAACTCCAGGAACTCTCTCTCTAGCTTCTTCTATCATCTTTCCTGAAATATCAGTTGCTAGTACGGTAAATGCTTCTTTAATAAACTCAGTCATTCGACCATTACCACAACCTATCTCAAGCAGAACCTTATGACAGCGTAGTAAATCGTCTTTGTTTATATATTTAATACAATCTTCCTGACCGCTCTCCCTGAACTGATCTTCAGTAATCTCTTTACCATAATCTGTATTTATATAATACTTAGAGTTCTTCTTAGCTAGTTTTTCCCAAAGTTTTTTCATAATTATTCTTTTATAAACCACCAACAAGGACATTTATCATCCTTGTGTTCGGCTACTCCCTGTAGTGTTAAATTGATACTAATTCCATGAGATTGAGCATAAGCGTTTACTGCTTCAACTACTCCACCAGATCCAAACTGATAGTAGTCATGACCAGATACGATGCCACCCTTCTTGACCTTCTTAGACCAGAGAATAATGTCTGTCATTACTGAATCAAACTGATGATCCCCATCAATAAACACGAAGTCTAAAACTTCATCCATAATTTTAAGAGATGCTTCTACTCCGGTAGTTCTGAGAATCTTAGCGTTGAATGTGCTGAGTCGCTCCATAGCTGTTTCGTAGGCTTTTTGTTGATAGTCGTTACTTCTCCAGTTACCCTCATATTTCATGTAAGGATCAATACAGTACAGCTGTAGTCCTGGGATTTCTTGACAAAGTATTTCAGCATACCGACCATCGGCTGTACCTACTTCAGCTCCATATACGAAGCCCTTTTTCTTGAAGTGTTTTGCGAGTTCAATTCTATCGGTTATCATATAGATCCTTTATTTCTTTTCTAGTTTTCTTTTGATCTTCGTTAAGCGAGTAACCTCTACCTTTGGTTTTATGCCAGTGAGCATACCAAGTTTTAGTGTTCCTCATTACCATACCACCATTTTGCTGACATTTTATTCCCATCTCTTGAGCTTCTTGCCAAAATCCGCCGAATCTATCTTCATCCATGAGTTCTAGTTCGTGGAAGTAGTCTTTTCTCATAAACCAACACGATCCTTGAAAGCTAGGTGTTCTTATTAGGGAATTATCTTTTCTCTCTGTTGTTTGCTTGCCTTGAAGGTTTTCGTCTAAATTCATCACATCTATGGGGTACTTAGCATCAGTACGCTCTTCAATAACCCATTTTTCGGGGTCTAGTGGGTATCTTCTTGGGATAACTATCCAATTTTTCTCACAATCGGCTACTAATTTTTCATCAAAGCCTTTATCAAACATACAGTGAGCATCGGTCTTCATGATGTAATCACCACGAGATAAAGAAACCCCAGAGTTTATTGCATTTCTCATTCCTCTTGCTTTGGAATAATGAATGTAATTTACTCTAGGGTCTTTGTTGTAGTCTTCTGGTTTAAGCCACCATCCATCTAGGATTATGTATATCTCTATATCTCCAGTGGCTTTTGCCAATAAATCTTTAACTGTTTTTGCTGTGTACTGTTCGTTTCGTGAAGGAATAATGATAGTTACCATGTAACCAGTTTATTCCATTCAACCGCTTCTAGTCAATAGCGTTAAGTATTATCCGGGAAGGATGGACTTGCACTAGGACTTAGAGAAACCGAGTCACTTGGGCTAACGCTTGGTGAAGCACTAACACTTGAACTTGGACTCTCAGAAAGCGAAGGACTTGGACTATAACTTGCACTCTCAGAAGAACTTCCTGAGGTACTAGCACTAGGACTTGCACTTCCAGAATATGAGGGCGATAGCGATGCCGAAGAACTTGGGCTTACAGAAGGACTCAAACTTTCACTAACTGAAGGACTTGCACTCTCAGAAGAACTTCCAGAATAGGAAGGTGATACTGAAGGTGAAACACTGTCACTTCGGCTAATACTTGGTGAAATACTAGAGCTAACTGAAACTGAAGGACTCAGAGATTCACTTACACTAGGACTCAGAGAAACACTTAGACTTTCGCTTGCTGAAGGTGATAATGAAGCACTTAGTGATTCACTTACACTCTCAGATGTACTAGGGCTAACACTTGCTGATTCACTTACACTTTCAGAAGCACTAGGGCTTGAAGAAGGTGAAGCGGATAAACTTGGTGAAGATGAACCTGCATCGGTTTCCTTCATCCAGTGAGCTTTTGTAATTGTTCCCATATTTACCCAAACAATACTTCCTGAACTAGCCAGTAAGTAGTATTTAGCTCCGACTGCAAAGCCGGTATAGTTTTCAGGTACAGTTTCGCCTTCTGCTTCCAGGATAGTATCGCTACTAGATGCTGGAACAGTGTTGAGTGAAGTTCTATATCTTAAAATTCTATTTTCCAAGTAGGGGTCTAAAGCGGTCAGTAAGTTAGCGTCTTCGTCAGAACGAACACCACTGTCAATAGCTTCTATACGAATTATCTCTTTTTGAGTTAATGCGGGTAGATCAGATTTGACTTCGAATGTTGTTGATGCCATTTTGCTCTTTCTAATAACTAAGCCCAGTGTCTAGTGTTTTACCCCTAGAACACTAGGCTCTTGTTATTTAGTTACTTACTAATTATGCAAAAGTTGCAAATAACTCGACAGCCATGTGCCTGCGAGAGTCTGCTACCTTAGCACCGTATACAAAGAGGTCTTTGTATGCAGATCCGAAGTTACCAATTAGGTCTTCTTCGATATCAGCTTC